TGCAATGTCCATAGCCTTAGCACAAGCAGCCGCAGATTTATGGAAAGCTACTCCCCATAATTGGCCTGAGTTACCTGAACTACTTACTATGTCTGTAGGATCAAAATCCAATTCGTTATTTTCACCCGCATCAGGCGTAGTGTCCGCAGCCACATTAGGGAAGTTTGTACTCTTGAGGATTTGGAAGCCCGCTACGCGAGGGACTTTGTATTCAGCTAGAGCACCTGCACCACCCCAATCCTTGTTAAAGGCATCGGTGTTACCTGCAAGATACTTGAAGTATTTTGAGTGAATCATAAAGTAACGATCATCTTCAGGAACATTTCCTTCATCAAGCTTTGAAGCAGCCTCAATTAGAGCATCTAAAAGATTTGTGCGTGTTGCTGAAGTACTAGTATCTTCATCGATAGTAATAATACCACCTTTTGCAGGCTCTCCTGTATACATATCAGTATCAGAAGCTGCACCATTACGACGGCCTAAAGCTGCCATTACTAGAGCTTGAGCAATTAGTCGATCTTCACGATCAGCGATTGCCCGCCCCATTTCGGCAGAAAGATGTGCACGAGCATCAAAATCATTTTTCAATGCTGAGAACTCATCTAGTAAGGTTGTCGCAACTAAGCGGTTGTTCAGTTGAACGTTTACTTTTGCGTGAGCCGGTTCGGTCAAATAACCGGTAGACTCGATTAGGTTATCGCCCGGTGTGTGGTAAGCAGGTGAGACTGAACCCATGAGGCTAAAGTCCACAGCTTTACCGCGCTGCACTTGGCGTGTGGTTACGAGGGGTGACAATAATCTTCGTGTTTCATACTCGCGTAGAACCATGCCCGAAAAAATTGTCTTAAAGAGTGAATCCCCTCCAAGGTCGTTGATAAGCGTTGCTGCCATATCTGTAATTTCTCCTCTCTGTTAAGAGATTAAGGTTAAAAAAAAAAGGTTAGTTCATACAAGTTGAGTAAGGTTATCCGTTAGGGCCATATCACATCCTGTTGTTTGCCCTTAGCATGAGTTCAATTCGCCGATCAACATCAGTCCTATAAGCAGGATCTTTGTCGTAACGAGGATCTTTCATTGCTTCGAGCATTTCTGCATCAGATCTAAAAGCTGTAAAAGCATTATTAGTAGGAACCCCATCTATCTTGTTAGGTTGACGGCCACGACCATCAGTCTCCCAAGCTTCCTTAAGATTCGTTACTGCTAGCTTTCGAGCTAATGCATTTGGAGAAGCAGCCAATTCGTTCCACTCTTTTACTTGGTCCTCAGACCAATTTCGAGCAGCCCAATCTGACATACTTTGCCAAGCGTTATTGTCAACTCCTACTTCATTTAGGACTTGTTGGCGAGAAGCATTCGCCGAATTCGCTTGGGCGTTGATAAACATATCAACAACTTCTTTGGTTATTCCACGCTTAGATAGAGAATTTAAAGTCTCCTCTGTTAAGCCTCCATTATCTTGGTATTCTTTACCCAACTCTTGGAGGTAATCCGTAGTTAAATCTTGCATACCTTCCTTATTTTCAAGAGTAAGATCCTTATCCATAGGCACACTTTGCTTTCTTTCTAATTCAGCATAAGCTTGAGCCATAGCAGCTACAGGATCAGAAGCATTTCTAAACTTTTCAGGAATAGGGTTTTCACTAGTTTGTGACTCAGCTTGCATTTGAGCAGCCTGTTCTTCTAAACTAGGGTTATCAGGTTTTGCACTTATATTAAGTGTCGTTGTTACATCTTGTTCTTCAGTCATTATTCTAATTCGGGGGTTTCAAGTGAATTGGATTTAGCTTGCTCTTTAACTATATCGCCCATGGTTTGTATAGCCTGTTGGCCACCTTGAGCCTGCATTTGAGCTTGCATTTGAGCTTGTTGTTCCTGAGCCATCTCTTGTTGGGATTTAATTAAATCTTTTGTTTCAATACCAAGAGAGGCAGCCTTACGCTTAAACCACTCTGTAACATTTATATATTGAGATAAAACATCAGGGCCAAGTGTTTGTTGAGCAGAAGCTATAAATTCCTGCAACCTTAAATTGTCAGCAGATCTTCCCATAGCTAATACACCTGTAACAATAACAGGTTCAACCATATCTTCAGGCCATTGCGGTAGCACACCTTCTTCTTTCATTTGGCGCATTAATAACCTAACCATAGGTAATTGAAGCTCTTGGCTAAGTAAAGAAAACACACCACCTAAAGATCTCTCAAGTTGATCTTGAATCATTCTGATCTCAGCAGCAGTTACACGTTCTGCATTCCTAATGGATCCCTCTGCCAACATAAATTGCCTAGCCAACCTTTCATTGATCGTAGATATAGTTTGCTGAGCAACACTGAGATCTGCATGCTTCTGAGCTTGTAAAAAAGTAACATCATTTGCACTACCCGTTCTTACACTTAGATTTGGAGCATCGGCTATATCTCTAGGCCTAGTTAAACCTGTAGGAGAAACTAATACTAAAAGTTTAGCCATTGCAGCGGAAGCCTCAACAATACTTTGCTGTAAAGCCTCACCTGTTTGTAGCTCACCTAGCAACTCTTCACAAAATGATCTACCATAATTTTCACCATCTACTCTAATAAATCTTAAAGCTAGATATGGGCAATCTTCTTTTTCGTGCTCTACATAACTACCTTCAAGTACATGCCCCCCAATTTCTTGGTGGACAGTAGCCATATCCTGATCATAATTAACACAAGTATATACAGCATAAGTCTTGCGAATAGGATCGCTCATAGCCTCATCATTTATATACTGCAAAGGAATCTTGTCCTGAGGAACCTCTTCCTTAATTACAATTTTTTGCACATCTCCATTAGGTGATCTCTGAACAACATAAGATTCCAATTTAATTACTTTAATTCCATCATCATGGAAATAGAGCAGTACATTTCCCACAACAATTAATTGACGCAGTGCTTGATATAGAGCTGTTCTATATGATCTCCGCTCAGTTTCGGCCAAAATTTCACGCTCAATTAAACTTAAAGCATGTTCTATTTCAGCTTTAGAATCATCTAACCCTTCAAGATCTTGTTGAGCTACAGTGTCTAATCTCAGCCTAAAGAAAGAACTATTAGGAGGAAGTATAGCTAACAACAAACTTGCGCTTAAAGAATTAACTCCCGCAGCACCTGTTCCAAAATAAGGAGCATTAAAATCCTCTGTATAATTAAAACCATCCTTGGGTAATAAATGAGGAATAGTAACAGCGGCACAATCCCTACCACGCTCTAGGTAATGCCATCTTTCGGATTCTAGATGTCCGTACAATTCAGATGCTGTTCTTCCGTCATATTCCATATTAATAATTCATTGGGCCGTTTCCTGTGTTGTTCGTTCCTGTACCAACAGAAGCTTCTTCCGGCCTAGGTATCTGAAGTTCATTGCCACTTGTTTTTTTTGCAGCAGTATCTTTTAATTTTTTCTTCTTTGCTCTATTAAATAATGGATTAATATCCTGAATAGGTGGAGCAGCAGGTGTAGGGACATTAATGTCAGGCATGCTAAATATACACATAATTGATTAGGCGTGAGCGGTGCTTGTTACTCTACTTCCCGCAGTTCCGTAGCTGTCATTTAAACTTTCACTAGCGTGAAGGTCGTGAATAATGTAAACATATACAGTTATCTCGGTAGAACTGCTACTGTTCCCTAACTGCAAAAACAAAGGCATTGCCCCTTCTCCAATTCTGCCTGCGGTAGTAGCTGTTGGAACTGCTACCATTTCATTAGCAGGTAACTGTATTGAATCTACCGTACTTACATTATCTAAAGGAACGCCGTTCCCATCTACTTGTGGCACGTTTAAAGTGCAGGTCGCGTGACTTGAAAGTATTGTTACATTCTTGGCTGTTGATAGATCTAAAACTGTTCCACCATCGCTAACGCCAAGAACTTGCTTAACAACGGTATAACGTGGAGTTTCCTTAAGTATTGTGTGTGATGTGGCCATATTTAATTACCCGATTGGGCTTGTTCGACAATTTCCAAGAATCTGATCATCTCGGTTTTACCGGCGTAGCGGTGAGCCTGTTGAGGTAACTCGTTTTCCCCGATACATCGCTCCGGAAAGGTTTCTTTCAACTTCTTAATTAAAGCCTTTGAAACCTTGGGCCAATCCCTGTAGTCACTATCAGTTACCGTCTCTAGACTCATCGCCACGCTACATTTGTAACAAAACAGTGATCAAAATAAATATGCAAATCTAATAAAAGATTAATTATAAAATAAAAAGAGCAAGGGCGCTATTTTTCATAGCTGAGACACGACCGGTGCGTTTGCATACATGGGTGGTCTCTCCCTTGCTCTAAATGAAATAAAGGATGTTGCCCCCTCAGTGAAATTGTACTCCTCATCCGCTGTTGGAGCCTGTAATGCTAGAGTCTTTTTAAGAGCAACACCCTACGGAATCTAGAATGGTGTATCGGTTTGCGGTTGAGCCTGAGGCCTAGCAACTACTTTACAGTTGTCTGCCACAATCGAAATCCTAGATTTCTTCTCACCATTTACCTCCCAATGCTCTTCACGAAATTTTCCGTCAACAACAATTTGATCACCTTTTTTGGCGTTTTCTAAAACATATTTAGCTTGCCAATTAAAAGCTGTAACAGGGATCCAATTTGGAACATCTACCCAATCATCTCCTTGTTTTTTTCTACCATTACAGCAAATGCGAAATACCGCAATAACTGTTTGATCGTTTCCTTTAGATTCAGGGTCAGCACCTAGCCTCCCCGACAACATTACATTATTTATGTCTGCCATAATACTATATTAATTATTCCAATTAGTTACCCCATAAGCTGCAATCAGTGCTGCTTCAGCGAGGTTGTGTGAACTCTTGGTCTTTAATTGAGACCTAAGAGAGGGGAAAAGCTCTCGAGCACGATTAATGCTGTCCTGCTTTTCTTTCTTTTTATCTTTCAACATTACTTTTTTCCAAGACTGAGGAGAGACAAGAGTGAGCGGTATGTCAAATAGATCCACCACAGCAAGAGCTCCGTGATACGCCCCACCAAAAGTAAAGGCAGCTTTAGAACTATCACGAGGCATAGAATGAACTTTTTCACAGATAATATGTGTATTTTCATAATCTTGGATCCCTTTTGCAATTATGCAGTAAAGCATTGCCGAATCTATCCTTTCATTTAACCACGGCATTTTAGGGATAGCAATATCAACTTTTAAATCTTGATCGATAATAACTATTGCTCCTGATTTTCCCGGATCAATTCCTATGTAGGATGTTTTCATACTCTTTTACTAAAAATAGCCTCCACCACAGGAGAGACATCAACCCCTATAATATCCAACATATCAATTAAAACTTCTGAAGAGGGAACACTAGTACCGACTAGGTATTTAGTAACGTCAACTCTGTGACCTTTTGTAAACATCGAACCCTGCAACTCATCCAAATTTATTTCTTTTTCTCTAAGCAAATCTCTAAGCTTAGCATGATCAAAAACATAAGTGCTTCTTTTAGACCGTCTCATTATTGCTCTCCAAGTTTTGAGCTTTAGCTTCTATCATAGCCACACCACTAGAAGATGTAGCAGAATAAGAGACAGCCTGAGCAGCAGCTACATCCTCACCTTCCTCAGCCGTCATACCACCAAAAGTAGTTTGGGGGCAATGTAGTCGAATAAAGAATGTTGCAGCTCTTAAACGTAGCATATGCTCGGCCATCTCAGGGTTTTGGTATTTCTTATTTCTAGTCCATCCATCTGCCTTGGCCATTTTAAGATCTACCCAAGGCCCCACAACAGGTTCACCTGTTTGAGCAGAGATAGCCTTGACTCTAATACCTAAATTTTCTTTTTCTTTCTTGCGCTCATATTCAAATGTTCCCAAGAATACACCTGAAGACAAGGCCCTACCTATCTGAAACTCAGCAGTTACCATCAACCTTCCTTGAGCAACCCTGATCCCATTTATAACTTTCCAATAAGGCTCATTGAGAGACTCTGCCAAATCAAGTAGTACAAAAACATCAGCAGGTTTTCCTCTTAATTCAGCAGGAATAATATTACTTGCAGCTATAGTTTTAGCTAGCTCCTTTTTATCTTCTAATTTCATTTTGTGTATGCGTGTAATTCTTCTACGCCTTGGGTATAACCCGGCCATTTGTTTAATGCCTCGCATTCTACGAGACGATTCGTAAGGTCAAAATAAAGTTTTAGACCATTGTACATATCTTCAGTAGACAGTTTATATACGCCAACCCCATATGGGAAATCTCGCTCAACTGCTATAAAAATAAATTCACACCCCTCAATTCCGCACAAATCTGCGATCCTAGAATACATTGCTGCCTGTAAATGGTATCTATATTTTCTAATAGAATGAGCAAATTCATATCCCGCATGAATAGTTGTTTTGAGGTCAACAATAACTCCGGGAGCTAGCCAATCAAACCTAGCCCTAACCTCTAAATTTTCCACTTTGGGATCTTCCACAAATGCGCTTAACTCAGCTGATCCTTCACTTAAAGCAGCTACAGCGTATGGATTTTTCATCACTGACTCCCTGCACCTCATGGCCATCTCATATTCAGTGGAAGTTAAAACATCCTTACCTTCACTTTTAGATTGAGCCACTAGTTCTTTGTAAGCTTTTGTTCTTTTATCCTTGTATTTGGATTGAACATAATCAACAACAAA